GCTTAAAACCCTCCATGCTGGGGGTTACCTAAACGTAGTCTTGGAGGACTCCCTTTGGAAACTAAAATAACCAATAGACAGAAGCTGGCTTTAGCAGTAGAAGCTAAGAAACGTAAGGATCTCTCAAGATACGAGGGGTCCTTTCAAGAGTTTGCCAAAGAACAGATCCGTATATTACCAAAAGATGCATCTAAAGGTTTCATACCCTTAGTTTTTAATGCAGCACAACAGATTGTAGACGATGCAATAGAGAAACAATTAAAGGAAACAGGCAAGGTACGAGCCATTATACTTAAAGCAAGACAGATGGGTTTATCCACTTACTCTTGTGGGCGTGTATACTGGAAGTCTTACCTGACACCATACAATAAGTCAGTAGTTATGGCTCATGACTCAGCAACATCCGATGCACTCTTTGCCATGTCCCGGAACATAATCCAGAATATGAAACCTGAGTTCACACCTATACTCAAGAAGTCTAACTCTAAGGAGATTGGGTTTGAACATAATGACTCAGGATATCGTCTGTACACAGCTGGTTCCCCTGAGGCTGGTCGTGGAACCACACCAACTATTGCTCACCTATCTGAGGTTGCTTTTTGGACTCATGATGCAAAGATACTTGCTGGCTTATTCCAAGGTATCTCACAAGCTGATGGCACAGAAGTAATACTGGAGTCTACAGCTAATGGTGTAGGCAATGAGTTCCACAGGTTATGGAAGGGTGCAGTTGCTGGTGAGAACGAGTACGTACCTATCTTTGTACCTTGGTTCCTTATGCCAGAGTACAGACGCTTTGTACTAGAACCTGAGATATTCTCAGAGACTATCACAGAAGCAGAGGAAGAACTACAAACCTTACACGGTTTGGATATTGAACAGTTATACTGGAGGCGTCTTAAGATAGCCGAAGGGGGTGTAGATAAGTTTAAACAAGAGTACCCATCTACAGCTAATGAAGCATTTATAGTTTCAGGATCTAATGTGTTTGACACTGGTAAGTTGATGAATACAAAAACTATACCATGTGTTAAGAAACAAAACTTTAGTATTGAATCATGTATGTTTGACGATCACAGGGAAGGACAACTGGAGATCTTTAAGTACCCTAAGTTTGACAGTAACTTCATCATCGGAGCTGACTGTGCCTTAGGTGTTGGACAAGACTACTCAGCAGCAGTAGTATTAAATGCAGACAGAGAAGTGTGTGCTGTCTACCGTAATAACAAGATAGACCCCACTCAATATGGTGATCTATTATTCTATTTAGGTAGATACTATAACAACTCTCTGCTTGCAGTGGAATCTAATTCCTTAGGTATAGCAACACTAAACCGATTAAAACAAATGGATTACGTGAATTTATACCATCAAACTAAAGTAGCTAATGTATCTAATGAGGAAGGTACTCGTCTGGGCTGGAGGACTACCCAAGCTACTAAGCCAATGATCATAGGGCATCTTAAGAACGCAATAGAGAATGATGACATAGCTCTATCGTCCCCCATTATCATACAAGAGTGTATGAACTATGTGGCTGATGCCAGTGGCAAAACAAATGCTATCTCAGGTTGTCATGATGACACAGTAATAGCAACAGCAATAGCCTTAGAGGTTCTTCGTACTCACGGAGACAGGCTGTCAACAACAAGGGTTTCTTTTAAGAACCAATCATTTGTAGTTGACAACACTCAATGGCTTTAAGTATTTCCCATAGTCCTCCACTATGAAAGACGTTTGTTATGGTTTCTTCGCGTATCGGGAAAGGTAAGTAATGAAACCACCTAATTTTAAAGATTGATTTGTAGGGCGTATATGCCCACATATAAGAGGTGTCATAGATGGCAAGTTACAACAATGAAGATGGATACAAAGTTCAAGTATCTGATGGGGAGTTAAACACTCTTCTAGATTACAAGTTGGCGCAATCAAGTGCCAGTTTCTTAGACACCTCAGAGCTATCTGATGAACGTCAGAAGTCAACCTATGAATACGCAATGATACCTCAGGGACACCTAAAGCCACAAGGTGTGTCCCGTATAGTATCATCAGATACCGTAGAAGCAATTGAAGGTTACACTGCAGTTCTATCTGAACTGTTGTTTGACAATAACAAACTAGCTAAGTTTAAAGCGTATGACCGTACACCTCTGGCATACCATAAAGCTACTGCAGCTTCAGAGCTACTAAACCACTGCTTGTTCTCTAAGAACCGTGGTTGGTCTGTACTAAACACATGGCTTAAGTCAGCCCTTATGTGGAAGCTATCAGCAGTTACATGGGAATATGCATCGGATGAAACTATATCCTTTGAAGAGTACGAGACAATTGACAGTACTGCACTAGATGTACTCCTGTCAGACCCAGAGATTACCACAACTGGTGATATCTATTTAGATGAACAAACAGGTAACTACCTTGATGTACGCCTTAAACGTACAAAAGTTACCAACAAAGTTGTTGTATCGGCAGTACCACCTGAGTCTCTAAGAGTCGGTAGAGGGGCCACAGGTGTACACGATGCATCCTTTGTAGGTTTTGAAGAAGAAATGACAAGGTCCGAGATCAGAGAACGTTGGCCTGAACAGGCTGTAAATGTTAACTGGGCAACTGTAGATTCAAGCGTTAACTACGCAACTGAACTAAACACAGACTCACTTGCACGTAAGCAAGCTATCGGTACAACTTTGTTATTAGGTTCAGGTGATGACAGTCAACTGGAAGCCACAGAGTCTGCTGTAGTACTCCGCTGTTGGGTATACGTGGATCGTGATGGTGATGGTATTGCAGAACTAAAGTATATTGTACGTGTAGGTGACACTATATTAGAAGAGGATGATTCAGATCATATCCAAGTAGCCACATTCACTCCTTTCGAGATTCCATTTGAACTTGAAGGTTTGTCTATGTCTGACATGGTTAGGCCTTCTACACTGGCATCTACAGCTATCTTACGTGGGTTTGTTGAGAATACATACTTAACTAACTATGCACCTAAGATTGCAGATCCAAACGTAGTTGACTTCTCTGCATTACAGAATATGAAACCCAAACAGATCATTGCATCTAACGGTAACCCTCAGGGAGCCGTGGCTTCCTTGCCACCAGAGCAGATCTCCACAGGTACAGTACCCTTGTTACAGTTCTTACAAGGTCATAAAGAACAAGCCACTGGTCTGTCTAAAGCAGCCCAAGGTCTTAATGATGCTCTCTATGTGTCTGGTAACTCAGAAGCGAAAGTATCACAGGTGCAGTCAGCTGCACAACTACGCATACAATTTATTGCTCGTAGATTCATGGAAACTGGTGGACGGGAACTCCTTGAAGGTATCTACTTAACAATGCGAAAAGAAATGCGTGGTGGGTCTGTAGGAGACTACACTGGAAATCAACGATATCTCGATGTGTTAATAGATGATTTACCCGGAATCGAGTATATGTCTGTAGAAGCAGATGTTGGTGATGCCAGTAACCAGACCCAGTTACAGAAGTTACAAATGATAGGTCAACAAATCCTCCCAGCCCTTAGGGACGCTGGTGCAGGTGCTGTTGTAGCTCCAACTGCAGCTTCGACTATTGCAGTGCAAGCGTTTGATGCTTTAGGTTTAGACCCTCTAGATTATCTTATAGATATAAATACAGATGAGTTTAAAGCCAAGGCAGAAGAAGGTCAAAAGAAAGATCAGGAAGCTAAGGCAAAAGCCGCAAAGCTTGAAGAGTTGACACAGAAGTTAGCAGTAGATTTACAACAAGCTAACATTGACTACACAAACGTACAAGCCCAGAATGCCATTCAGGATAATCTTAAGCAGCTTATGGTTGCATTAGATAAGTCAGAACAAGAATGGTCCAAGTTAGCCTTAGAAGCTGGAAAGGAACAGCAACCCATGCCAACTAAAACTAACATTGATGTATTGTATGCAAAAGCACAAGGACTTGTGACTGATGTTATGGTTACAACCGCTGGAGCATCAGATGCATCCAACCTAAATGCACCGCAAGAACCCCAACCAATGGGTCCTTCTGGAGTACTAGGATAGGGGGTGATCCTGTATCTAATCTGCCGGGGGTCTCAGATTTAAACCCATGACCCCCACCTATTAAACAAGAGATAATCTAATGAAGAAATATAAGGATGGCATTGACAAGAAGGTCAAGTCCCAACTTCAATCTGATGGCACATATCGTCCTAGTCCTTTCGGGGATGCTAGGAATGCTTTGGCAAGAGCTACCTTTTCTAAGAAAGAAAGGGATGAGTTCTTCACCGAAGCTTACGGAGAGATCCTTTCAGATTTGTTTTTAAAATGGTTAAGCACTGAAGCTCACTGTACTAAAGAGCGAGAGTATTTATACCACGTAGCAATGGGCTTAGGCTCAGTTAAAGAACGATTAATCAGCATTGAGACCTACGGGTTTAATGCAGAGTTTATTGATAACCCAAACTTAGATGATGAGGAACAAGATAATGATTCCAACTAATTCTCTAGAAGAGCTTCAACGAGCAGAACTAGATTTACACAGATCACAGGTATCTTTGATACGAGAGATCGGTAAAGGTAACGAGAAAAGCAGACTACATGCCAACACCCTACAGGCTATGTCAAGTGCACTCAAAGATGTAAAGGCTCTTATTCAGGAACATCCAGACACTAAGGTAGTGCCTGTTGTTGCAGTTAAGAAGAAAGCCAAATAACGAGGACTAACAGGGATAATAAATTATGAGCAAAGAAAACATTCCAGCGTCTACCTCCACAGGAGATGACTCTGATTTCAATGCTGGTCAACAACCACAGAATTTTGATGACATTCCAGTACCGATGGGGCCTATGGCTAAACATCTTGGTATCGAGGATGATCTACCAGAAGATTCTGTAGAAGGTGACCCGGAAGATTCTGTAGATGAAGTTCCCACTGAAGACGATACAGAGGAAGACGATACACTAGATCAAGAAGATGACACTTCAAATGAAGAAGAAGGTGAAGAGGATGATGAGGAATCTACCCAAGACACTGACTTACTGACCGAAGAGGATATTGATTGGGACTATAAAGTACCAGTTAAGATCGATGGGGTTGAGCAACACTTAACTCTTGAAGAACTCCGTAAAGGTTATGCGACAGATCAAAGCTTGTCTAAAAAGGGAAACAAGATTAGTGAACAACGGAAAGAGTTTGAGACCGATCAAAGTACTAAACTCCAAGAACTAACAGGTATGGCTACACTATTGCAAGAACAACTTCAAGGTGAAGAAAATAAACTTGCAGCTGAGTACCATAGCTTTGATGATAAGATTAAGGAAGCCCGTAAAGAAGGCAACACTTATGAACTATCAGAACTAAAAGATCAACGTGAAACTGCACAAGATGAATACTGGAACGCTCGAAAGAAACGTGAAGGTGTTGCACAAGCAATCCAAGAGAAACAGCAATTAGAGTATACGCAACAGCAAGAAATAATTGCAGCTAAGTTTAACGAGGATATTGCTACACTTGTACCATCATTCATTGATGACGCAGATGCTATCAATCAATTTGCATTAGACGAAGGTATACCACCAGAGCTAATGTCTTTTGTAAACGATGCAAATGTTGTTAAGTTTATTGACGATTACCGAAAGCTAAAGCTAAAGGTATCTAAAGGAGCTGTTAAGCGTAAGGCAATGCCCAAAGCTAAGTCAGCACCAGTTAAGAAAGGCATGAGCCGTTCGTCAAAGCAAGCAAAAGCAGACTCTTCAGTTCGTAACAAAGTTCTCACAGGAGAAGGTACCGCAAGTGATCAATTAGACTTCCTCAAGAACCTATCCAAGTTCCGCTAATCCTTAACTTTTTACTTTCTATTTATAAGGAATATTTAAAATGGCAGGACGTAATTTTACAACAGGTGGCCCTAAGGCTGCTGCTGGCACTAACGCTATGAACGTATCAGAACGTGAAGATCTATCGAACTTCATCAGTATGATCACACGTGACGAAAGTCCATTCTATGCCTCAGTTGGCAAAACAAAATCTAAAGGCATTCTTCACGAATGGCAAACAGATGAATTAGCTTCTCCCGGAGCGAATGCGGTAGCTGAAGGATCAAGCTTTGCTACTGTAGACGGTGCACAGGTTGCAGAACCACTACGCACTCGTTTGGGTAACTACACTCAGATCAACTCTAAGACTGTTGAAGTATCTGGTTCTAAGCGAGCAGTTGATCAAGCTGGCGTTGCAGACGAGTATGCTTACCAGTTGAAGAAGCGTGGTACTGAACTTCGACGTGACGTTGAGCATGACTTAGTACACAGCTGGAATGCCTCTAATGGTTCTGGTACTCGTACTATGGGTGGCTATCAGGCATTCACTAACGTCAACGTAGTTGTCGCTGGTGCTGCTGGTGGTTACACTGCACCTTCATCTACTGGTATCGGCACTGTAGGCGTTATTGCCCGTGGTGGTTCTGATGCTAACTTGGCTGCTCTTGAGTTAAGTGATGTTGATGATATCATGCAAAGCATCTATCAGGAAGGTGGTAAAGCCACTACCATGATGTGCTCTCCAGCTAACAAGCGTAAGTTCTCTGCTAAAGCACAAGCTGCTGACAGCAACGTACAACGTAACATTGATGACAGCGGTAAGCTTCGTCAGTCTGTTGAGATGTATGATTCCGACTTCGGTGCTATCCGTATTGTACCTAACTACATTATGGGCCTAGATCACGACACTGATTCTAACGCTGGTACTTCAAACTCTAAAGACTACTCATGTCTTGTATACGATCCACAGTGGTACAACATTGCTACTTTGCGTCCTTTGCATGAAACAGAAGTAGGACAGGCAGGTGACTCTACTATTGGTCAGATTGTTGAAGAGTGTACTTTAGAAGTTCGTAACCCTAAAGGTTGTGGCTTGATCGTTGGTTTAGCTGGTTAATCACTGGCTTAGTGACACTAAAAGGGGGTCCTCCAAAGGGACCCCTTATTTTTTAAGGAGGACACTGTCGTGGCTTTTAAATCCCAAGACAATAACAAACATAGCTTTAATGTTAATATGGATCAAAGTAGATTTTCTTTGAACCAAGACATTAGTGCATACCGAGAGTACGCTAAAGAGTCAAGAGACCTTTACGAAAGAAAGAGTGAAGCTGGTAGTAAGTACCGCTCATTCGCAATAATACCAGATATTGTTGCCATAGATATCCTTACAAAGTACCAGATAGATATACATGCTACTGACTTTATGGGTGACAAACAACAAGTTAATAAACTTAAAAGCATTATAATCTCCGAGTACCCTGACCTGCTTACACATGGTCACTCTCGCAGATAACCATAAAAGAGGATACAATAAATGTCAACTCCAAAGTATACTGCATTGGTCGCCAAGGTACGCGATTGGGCAAACAGAGATAGTACAATACTCACTGACTCACTCGTAGCTGATTTCATAGACTACTCTGCAGACTTATGTTACAGAGAACTACGCATACCGCCTTTGGAGTATACATATCAATACCCAGTGATAACAAGTGCAGGTGAAACTTCTTTACAACTACCACCTGATATGACTGAAATCATAATGTTCAGGGTCATAGATTCTGCAGGTAACTCCCTAGTGTTTGATAACAAGCTAGACCTAAGATCTTTTTCAGATAAAGACACAACTAAGAACAACGGTTCTTTTACCAGAAAGGGTAACAGTTTAGAATTCTATCCTGCAGCCTTTGTAGGTAACGTATACGAACTGCATTACTATCGCAGGTTGTTTGATATAGATGCTACTTATGTTGTAAACCAAGCAAACATTGATTCTGGTAATACAACTGTGTCTAGCTCAGGGGTATCTGGAGCTGTTGAGATATCTGGTGTATGGTACATAGGTAATGAAGTACCTAACTGGTTACGTGATGAAAACGAACGTATGGTGTTGTGGGGTGCACTGCATCATGCACATGAATACTTAGGCAGTGAAGAACAGTCTGTGAAATATTTACAGAAACAAATGATGAGTATCGAAGAATTAAACAGAGAAGAGAAAAGACGTAAAGTCTTAGGGTCTTCTAATAGTGTCACTTACGAAGTGTCTGAACTACTATAAGGGGATCACATAGATGGCAATTACATATTCACCTAGTCCTTCAGGGGCTGGGCTGGTAAACAACGGAGCCGAAGGTGGTTCTTTTAATAATGAAGCAGAGGGTGAGTACGCATCCGCACTTTCAGCAGCTAATGAAGCTAACCTGTCTAAGGTTGCAGCAGCACTGTCAGCTTCAAACGCAGCGGCAGATCTCGTACTGACTAACGCAGACGTAGTGCTAACCAATGCTGATGTAGTCTTAACCCATGCTGATGTAGTCTTAACACATGCAGACGTTGTATTAGCCGAAGCAGACAAAGTACAGACAGGGTTAGATAGGGTAGCCACAGGTAATGACAAGACAGCAACTAATGCTGACGTGGTTATTACTAATGACGATGTAGTGTTAACAAACGCTGATGTAGTGTTAACTCATGCAGATGTAGTGTTAACTCATGCTGATGTTATTTCAGCAGAAGCTGATAAAGTACAGACAGGGTTAGACAGAGTTGCAACAGGTAATGACAAGACAGCAACTAATGATGATGTGATTACTACCAATGCAGACGTAGTCTTAACACATGCAGACGTAGTCTTAACACATGCAGATGTGGTATTAGCTGAAGCAGACAAAGTGCAGACCGGGTTAGACCGGGTAGCCACTGCAGCTGACCGAGCAGCTATCGTAACATTATATGATACATTCGATGACAGATACTTAGGTACTAAAGCATCGGATCCTTCAGTAGACAATGATGGTAACGCATTACTCACAGGTGCTGTTTACTTTAACAGTACACTTAACAACACCAAGTTTTACAATGGTTCAACTTGGGAGAACCCTGAAGCTACCGCTACCTCAGGTGCTAACACTGCAACTGCGCAAGCATCTATTGCAACTGACAAGGCAAGTGAAGCAAGCACATCAGCAAGTAACGCAGCAACCTCTGAGACTAATGCAGCTAACAGTGCATCAGCAGCAGCCTCAAGTGCTGCTTTAGGTGCTGCAGCTTTACCACGTACTGGCGGTGCAATGACAGGTGCTATTACAACTAATAGTACCTTTGATGGTCGTGATGTATCTGTGGATGGTTCTAAGCTAGACACTGTAGCAACTAATGCTAACAACTACACTCATCCAGCTAATCATGCTATCTCTGTTATCACTGGGTTACAGGCAGCACTAGATGATAAGGTTGATGACTCACAGGTACTGACAGACGTACCCTCTGGTGCATTGTTTACAGATACTGTTTACACTCATCCAGCTAACCATGCTATCTCAGTTATCACAGGTTTACAAACAGCACTTGATGGTAAGGTTGATGACTCACAGGTATTAACAAATGTACCATCGGGTGCAGTGTTTACTGATACTGTTTATTCTCATCCAGCTAATCATGCTATTTCTGTGGTAACAGGTCTTCAGGCTGCTTTGGATACCAAGGCAACAACAACTTCAGTCAACAACTTATCAACCGTATATGACCCCATTGGTGCTTCCGTAGCAATGGCAATAGCCTTAGGAGGTTAACCAATAATGGCAAATACATTTAAGAACGCAGGTGTAGCAATTGGTACTTCACGTACTACATTGTATACAGCACCTTCATCAACACAATCAGTAATCCATGCTTTGTACATCTCTAACATTGATGGTGTCAATGATGCGACTGTTACAGTGGAAGTCACAGTAGATGGTGGTACAACTTATCGTCACATCTGTAAGACTGTCCCTGTACCAGCGGATTCTACCTTGTTACTCGACAAACCCATAAACCTAGAAGCTGGAGATATTCTTGGATTAACTGCATCAGTTGCAGGTGATCTTGAAGTATTCGCAAGTATTCTAGAGATTGCTTAAGGAGATAGTTTATGTCCTATATAGGCCACGTTGATGGGTTTGCATCTGTACAAGCAGCATTAGCAAAGTATAAATTTATAGCAACAAACAATCAGACTACGTTTACAGGTGCAGACGCTAACGGAAACACCTTAGCTTATACAACGTCTAACATTATTGTTACCTTAAACGGAATTGTACTGGACGAGACTGACTTCACAGCAACCAGCGAAACAAGCTTAGTATTAGCAACAGGTGCTGCCACAGGCAGTGAAGTAGTTATCCTAACCTTCAATGATTTTGTAATTGCTAACCACTACACCCAAGCCCAGAGTAATGCTTTATACAAGTCAATCTCAGC